GGAAAATGACCCAAGCCGCTAACCGAATGCACATACAGTTCCCTCGCCCGAGCTTGACTAACGTCCTGGATGTGGCCTTCCAGCAGCACATGACACACCAGAGATACCCGATGAAACCATTGGGAGACCCTGGGCTGTCCATCCGAGAGGATGCCGGAAATCTCTACGTCAAGTGCTGGCCAAACTTTGATGATATGGCATCGACTGCCAGGTCAGGTCAGAGAGTTGCAGATGAGTGGAAGCTCACCATGGAAGAGGTCAAGAAGCTCCCCCATGAGGCCTTCTTCCATGCATTGCTGGGCGTTGAGAGCGACAAGCCCCTGCCAAGGACAAGTGAGTACTGGACGGGCAAGGAAATGACTCTCACTCCAGATTACTGGTTCTTTGAGCAAAACACTCTGATTAACAAGGAATGCATCATGCTGCTTGAGCTCAAGACAAATTACGAGAATTGCACTGAAGCCTTCCGCCAGTGCTTCACGTCGTACCCATTGCCGTCTTTTGGCTTCCGCACAACATATTGTCCGGTTGAGGTTTTTGGTATTGGAGTATCCAAGACTGAGATTCAGGCTTCTGCAACCCTTAAGTTCGACATGAGGTACTTAACAAGAGCTCACCAAGACTTCTGTCTTGCGTGGGTCATTAAATCCCACGCGATCTCCCGAGGTTGGATTGAAACTGGTAATGTTGCCCTCGAGATTGGCAAGTGCCCAGATCTTCCCGAAAGTTACGATTTCTTGATCATTCAAGAGCATGATCTAACTCCCCCTCCCTACGAACCAATGTCATCCTGGAAGGTTGTGTCAACAGGAAGGCTAATAAAGCAGGCAATGCCCCCCCTATCTAAGCCAGAACCCGGAACTGACACCCTGGAGAGGTTCAAGATCACTAATGTACCCCTCTTGTGTGCCACCACTGGCTTTGCCAGTATGATGGACCTGGATAGCACTCGGCTTCCAGCCATCATTAGATCCCTAATGCCTTTTGTCGGCAACACAACCAGGGCTAGGCGTCGAGTTCAACTCGATGTTGGCTCCCTCCCGGAGCTTTACAGGCTTGAGCCCCTCTCAATCATTCATGGCCTGGGTGCCACCATCTTCCTGCCCAAAGAGCAAGTCGAGTCAACCAACAGGTACAGGGGTGGGAAAGCACACAAAGAGCACCCTCATATCAGAGATGATGAGATTCAGAGGGCAATCAGGGATTATGACCGAAGGAACGAGTCAAGAAATCTTGCTCCAATTGACCTAGATTGGGGCACAATGTTTGAGGAGTTCCTCCAGCCGGCGGCCGTGCTTGAAGAGCTGGTGCCTGTGGCTGACGGATCCACATACTCAATCTCAGAGGCAAGCAGGTGGTTCAGTTACCTCCAGCTGGTAGAGCGCCTGGTTGAAGAGCTGAATGCTGATCGACAACACCCCCACGGCTCCTGGACGAATTGGTCAGTGTCACAACTTCACCCATTCAACGCTTATGTATTCACACACAACACTGGCAAGGACAACCACATATTTTATCACGTGCTCTGCCATTGCACCCATTACTGCTCACTTGGCTCAGAGATGGTTAATGTCGGTGGAGGATGGTATGCCACCTCCCATGTATACTCCATGAACCTAACGAAGCTGAATCAGCGGATCGGAATCTTGGAAAGGATGTCTTCACTGCGGCATTACTGGAAAGAACATGGGGAGGACAAGCATTTTCTGGCCAGCTTAGCCATTGCGCTGGATGGTAAGCAGAAAACGATTGATCTCTGCCAGCTCTGGCGTTATTACTACATGGATCAAGTTTTGTCAACGAATCAGAGAAATCCTGAGAAGATCCTGGCCAAGGTGGATATGCCGATCAGGACGAGAGTTCAATCCTGGATCCTCCACAGAATGCTACAAATGACCTCCAAGGAAGTGAAGGCACTTGTTCTAGATGATGACACAATGGTCCTCATGCCACAGTCTCTTGAAGACTGGATAACAGGGAAACGGATCACACAGTTCTCGAAGACCATTGCCCTAGGCTACATGCACTACTGCATTCCTGCCAGTGAAGTTGACTCCACTAAGGCATCAGTCCAAACATTGGCAAAGATCATCAAGGAAGAGCTCAAGCTCCTTAAATGCAGGACTAGGTATCTGGGGCAGTGCAATCTTGACAACCCACCTCGGCCACATGAGTTTTCAGTTGGATTATGCCGTCAATTGGGTGAACGGTTCAGGCTGAAGTACGGCAGCGTCGTTGAGTCCTTCCTGGTGTCTGCGAGCAAGTGGCGGCTTTCTGATTTTGGCACATTCAAGTCCAGCACCAAGCCAAGAAGCACACGAACAGACAATTTTGGTGTTCGTGGCACTTGCATCGAGCAGGCTATGCTCTTGGACGAAAAGTTTGGGAAAGGGCCAATCTACAGCCACATCATGGAGCTCCTGGATCTATGCGAGAGGGATTCAGAGCAGAGAGAGATCTCAATCTTCAAAAAGAACCAGCAAACAGGTGTGAGAGAGATTCTCGTCATGGTTCTACCCTATAGGATATGCATCAAGTTCCTGGAGCTCTACAGCAGAGAGATCAACCTCAAGCTGGGTTGTGAAATGCTGTCCAAACCGCAAGACAAGCTGTCTCGAACCGACCTTCACAACATGAGAGTTGCTGAGGCGAGGTACCGCCTGGCCAAGGCAAATCCGGACAGAAAGGTGACAACCATGACACTGATCAACTCTGCTGATGCCAAGACATGGTGCCAGAACTTCGTTATGAAAGCCTTCTTCAGCTACATAGTGGAGACTGTTGATCGGAATGATGAGCGACAACTGAATGTCCTGAGGGTGCTTGCCAGATGCCTGAACCTTCTCACAACCAAGAGGATGATTGTTGATCCGAGGCTGGTGGAATGGATTAACCGTAAGGACGATTGGAGCGAGATCACAAATGAAACTCTTCTCGAGATAAAGGCAATCATCAATGGCACTTCCATTCTATCCAACGACGATGGCACATTTGTCAACAGGTCGAACATGATGCAGGGAATTGCCCATGAGACATCTTCGGCATTGCATGCGCTGTACGCAGATTGGATGGAGGAAGAATTGCCTGCCATGATTGCCACCACCCTACCCCTTTACCAAGTCAATGCCATTGCCACTGCCAAGGTTTCCTCTGATGACTCATCAATGAGGCTAACGCTTCTGATCTCGCATGACGACAAAATAGATTACCCCGGTCTGGAGAAGGCCATCTCTGAGCTGCTGATAGGCTATGAGTATGGGAAGGGGCACATTTGCGTTCAGGTCTCTGAGGAGAAGAGCAGCATTGCGGCAAGAACTGTCATTGAGGAGTTCAACAGTGTCTGGCAGATTGGCCCTCAGTGGGCACCAGCATCAATAAAGTTCTGCACGTCCGTCTTCTCAATGGGGTATCACCGGTCGCTGAGAGGTAGAGTTGAGGAGGGATTGTCTGCCTTGAGTGGTGTCCTCTCGCAGGGTGTGGGTCTAAAACAGTGCTTCCACCTGTCGGCCCTGCTGCACAGATTCCAGCGGCGAATGCTACACTACCGAACTAGAGACGAAGATGAGCAACAATTCTTATCTTGGTATCAAGACATGAGGTCTCCCGATCTGGGCTATCTTCCTGTTGCGCCAATTGGGTTCACGGGACTTTGGGACCTCACCCTCTTCCAGCAGATCATAGTCAGCATGGGGTGGCCAGGTCACCAAACTCAGACCTACATGAGCAGGGAGATCACTGACCCAACAAGCACCGTTAACCTGTCCCTAATATCTCACAGGAGGCATCAAAGTGTGATGGAAAAATGGGGAGCTAGCAAGTCCAGAATTTTGGCTGAGAAGACACCGGAGCAGATACTGACGGACGATTTAACAAACATGGAGAGGCTGCATGTGAAACTGATCTCACCCAGCTCAGCCGTTGCATTCTCCAGGATCAACTTACCCAGAATACAAGCAGCTGGCTGCTACGCCGCAAAGACAAGGTGTATGAAGGTTAATGGTAAGAAGCTGACACTTGAAGAGGCAGCTCTCGAATTCAGACTCACAAACACCTGTCCAGTCACTGAGTCAGCTGAGTCAAAGTGGTGGGCTGCCACCATCCCTGGCTGGAAGGTCAAGCCGTACAAGTTTGTCAAGTCTAGGAAGTTTTGCACCCTTGATGTCACAGAAGAGAGGGTGATAACAAGAGACCCCCTCAAGGTCTGTGTACAAAAGTGGATTCCCGACAACGACCGTGTGAGCATCAGGAGGACCATGGAGTTCGAGGTCCTGAGGGCCCAACTCCCCTGGCTGAGGGAGACCCTGGAGCTGACCCTGAGCGACAATGGCATGGATGCACTCCAGCTTAAGGCTTACTTGCAGTCGGAGGAGATCGTTCATAAGATGGTGAAGTGCCTCATCCCTGTTCCTGCTAACAGGTCTAGAGACACTGTTCTACATTCTCTGCTCGAGCATGGTTTCAGTCTGACTGAGCAATTAGTGAGAGACACCGAATCGAGGGTCGAGACCCTCCCACCACCCACACCAGTGATAAATGACAGCACATTCTTCCCCCCACTAAACACGATTGAGTCAGAGATCGCTTCTAAGGAGGCGAGACTTCCTGTGGACTCATCAGAACCTCTGACGTACAGTGAGGTCATGGCACATCTTGCCGCCAGTTGCTCTCTCTGGAAGTGCACCCAAAAGAGGGCATTATCCTGGCTACAGTCCCAGGCACAAAAGAGGGGTGTGGTCATGGGCTTTGATGTCACTCACGACAATCAATTCTACACCAAAACCGCAGTCATGAGAACACTGACCAGGAGTGGTGAGATAAACGTCCAGAAGCTGATGAAGTACAGTAAATCTGGGAAGTACCACTGGTCGTCAAGAGGCGAGACTGGGTCGAGGACCACCACTTTCCTGGTGAAGCTGCCCAATGAGTTCATATACATGGTAGAGAACCACGGAAATGACTGGTTCTACTCAGGTGAGCTATCTGCTCAGAGAGACCTATCCAGGCTTCTAGGGGTTCGTGTCAAGTGGACGGGTAGGGATGGTGGTACAACCGGTAGATTCCATGGATCCTTGCTTAGACCCGTCCTCAATCACCTAACCAGGCGTCTGGATCTTTGCACGCCAGCTGGGGCAACCCTGGCAAGTATCTTGCTACCCATAGCTGATGAGGTCAATCTGGAATCTTACATGGTCTCGCTGGGCATGTCTGCACTTGAAATAGACTTCACATCCTTGTGCATCTTAAGGAAGTCGAAGACTGAACTGGCCACGGCCTTTGGCCGGCTAGTCGAGCGGGAGCCTGAAAGTCTCATCGTCAAGGAAACAAGAGACGCCTTTGCCAGGTACGCTGCAGGAGCTGTTATGGACAACTTCTTTAGAGGCCTTGATGAGACAGCTGCCCCGACTGACGTGGTGGCGAAAGAGCCACCAACAATGGAGAGCGAGAACATAGAAGAATCCTGGAACATGAAAGATGAGGACTTCTTCAACCAGCTCATGGAGATTAGCCTGTCGGAGGATCTTGAGGGTATAGGCGAATTGTACGATGACCTTGGTTACAACCTGGACACGTCCGATGTCAACTACGACTACCTTGTGGCACACATCATTCCCACCATGGCAGAGACTGTGGTTAAATGGGTTGTCATGCGGGAGGAGGGTGGGTTGAGAAGGTCCATGACCCAGCAGGCAATTGAGTTCCTGACTGGTCAGGCTGCTATGATGTCAGAGGAGCCTGTGGTGGTCGTGGATGTTCCTGTCCTTCACACTGTTGAGCCAACAACGCTTGTAGTCAGCGAGCTGGTGGAGCTGGAAGCAGATGTGAGAAGGGAGCTGGAGATTCTGCAAGAGGAGGGTTATGCGAGAATAAGGGTGAATTTTGATATGTTCACCAGTGTGCTATCTGATGCCCAAGAAGCTGGTAATGAGGTTGACCAAGGACCAGTCGGCTTCGACGTCAGATGGTCAGCCTCTCCTGATGCATTCGAACTGTGACTGTGACTAGCCAGGGTTTCCGACGGAGTGACGGGGTTGGCATCCATGTCAGAGTGGCGCTGAGGGGGCCGGTTAACGCTAAAGTTATAATTGCAATGATAATGTGAGATCAAGATTTAGTTCTATCGAAT